CAAATCGACGATCATCACGCTCGGGGGGATCGTCCAGGAGGTGCTGCGCGATCCGGAGATCACGGTCTGCGTCCTCTCCTACAACTCGCCGACCGCGCAGAAATTCGTGGGGCAGATCAAGCAGGCGTTCGAGAACCCCACCCTGTACGCGCTCTTCCCCGGCATCCTGCACGAGAAACCGCCGCGCGAGAACTGGAGTCTCCAGAAGGGGCTTTTCGTCAAACGCGAGTCGCTTGCCAAAGAGCCGACGGTGATGGGGTCGGGGCTCGTTGACGGCATGCCGACCGGCATGCACTTCAAGCTGCGCGTGTACGACGACGTGGTGACGGAGGACAGCGTCGGCACGCCCGACCAGATCGCCAAGACCACCCACGCCTACCGCCTGTCCGACGCGCTCGGCACCGGCGACGGCCAGCGCGTCTGGGTGATCGGCACGCGCTACCACCCGCACGACACCTACGGCGAAATCATCAAGGACGGCATCGTCACGGAGCGGCGGCGGATATGCGTGGACGCGGAAGGCAGGCCGTTCCTGCTCTCGCCGGAGGCGCTCGCCGAGAAGCGCCGCACTTTGGGTCCAAGGAACTTCGCCGCGCAGATGATGCAGGAGCCGACCGGCGAGGGCGTGCGGCTCTTCGACGACCGCTGGCTCATGTACTACGACAGGGCGCCGGAGCGGCGGCGGCTCAACATCCACATCCTGATCGACAGCGCGAACAGCAAGCGCAAGAGGAGCGACTACACGACCATGTGGGTGGTCGGGCTGGGCGCGGACCAGAACTACTATATCCTGGACGGCCTGCGCGACCGCATGAACCTGGCCGAGCGGACGCGCGCGCTCTTCGACCTGCACCGCAAGTGGCGTCCGCTCTGCACGTGGTGGGAGCAGGTCGGGGCGATGTCCGACGCGGAGCACGTGCGGGAGATGCAGGAGGTCGAAAACTACCGTTTCCGGATCGTGGGCATTCCGCAGAGCGTGCCGAAGGCGGACCGGATCGGCTGGCTCGTGCCGCTCTTCGCCGCCGCGCGCATCTGGCTGCCGCGCCGTCTGCTCTTCGCGACGGCCGGGGGCGAGACGCGCGACCTGATTCAGGACTTCACCACTCAGGAATACGCGACGTATCCGGTGGTCAGCCACGACGACATGCTGGACGACCTGGCGAACATCCAGCACCCGAATGTCAAGGCGGAAATGCGCTTCCCGTCCGTGCGCGAGGAAGAGCGGGAGCCCGCGCGCAGCAATTCGGAATGGAACCCCTACGCCTAGTTTCTGGTTTCAGGTTTCAGGGTTACAGGGTTTCAGGGTTACAGGGTTACAGGGTTTCAGGGTTTCAGGGTTACAGGGTTTCAGGGTTACAGGGTTTCAGGGTTTCAGGGTTACAGAGTTACAGGGTTTCAGGCGGGTGTTTCTGCAGGCAAAATGAAGGCCGGCAAAAAATATTTTTCAAACAGACCAAAACAGACCGAAACAGACGGATAAAAACCAAAATGAGCATATAGCTTTTTTCCGGCGCTTTTGATACAAAAATGGCGGGGGCGCAAATATGCCGCGAGGGGCGCGGCGGACGCCCCGAAAAGGAGGCCGGAAGACATGTGCAGCAGCTCGCCCAAAGTACCCAAGGCACCCGCTCCGCAGGAACCGATGAAGCACGCCGCGGCGAGATCCGCCGAGGCTTCGGACGCCGCCGCGCGCGACGCGGCGCTGCGCCGGGGCCTCGCATCCACATTCACGCGGTTCGGCGACACCGGCGCCGCGCAGACGCAGGCGACAATCGGAGGCTGAACGGACCATGAAGTCGCTCTTCCCAGACACCGACCTGCGCGAACTGCGCGGATGGCTCGACCGGCGGCAGTCGGCGCTCAAAGCCGCGCGCGAGCCGCACGAAGCGCTGTGGCGCGAGCTGGCCGAGCATTACGAGCCGGACCTGGGGCGCGCGCTCCTCGACGAGGGCGAGGACGCTGAGCGGCGGTCCGCCGATCCGCGCGACGGGAAGCTGCTGACGAGCACGCCCCGCACAGAGCTTCGCAGAATGGCCGCGGCCATGAAGTCGGGCACGGCCAACGAGAGCCGCCAGTGGTTCAGGCTGCGCGTCAAGGGGCAGGACCGGGCGCAGACCGAGAATCCCGCATGGACGATGTGGCTGGATCACGTCACGCGCAACATGTCCGCGCTGCTCGACCAGAGCAACGCCTACAGCGGCATCGGTCAGCTTTTCCTGCACTGCATCCTGTTCGGCGCGGGCGCGGGGGTGGTGTCCGGCGGCCATCCCGACGACATTCTTGACCTTTCCGTGATCGACACCGGCGCGTGGTGGGGAGCGAGCACGCGCAGAAGCAGAGTTGACGTGCTCATGCGCCGCGTGGCCATGACCGCGCGCGAGGCGCTGACCGAGTTCGGCGAGCGGCGTTCGCCCGAGGCGGCGGTACGCGCCTGCAAGGAAGGGCGGGACGAGCAGCGCTTCATCTTCTGGAACCTGATCTCGCCGCGCGACGGGAAGCGCACGCCGGGGCTGGACGGGCGCATGGCGTTCTCGTCCATCTGGTGGAGCGACGCGCGGCCGAAGGACGCGGCGGGGGACTCGGCGGGCATCGTCGACATCCGCGGATACAGCTACAACCCGATCCTGTGCCCGCGCTGGGACATTCTGGAAGGATTTTATGCGTCGGGTCCCGGCCGGATCGGGCTGCCGGACGTGCGCGAGCTGTACCGGCTGGAACTCGATTCGCTCAAGGCTATCGCGCAGCGCGTCGATCCGCCGCTGGCCGCGCCGGACTCGATGGAGGGGCGGCCGATCAATACGTTCCCCGGCGGCGTCACGTACTACGCCGAGCGTCTCGGCGGCGGCGCGCCCGTGATCCAGCCCCTGGTCGCCGCCGCGCCGGACGTGCAGGCGGTCGAGCACAAGATCAAGCAGGTCGAGGCGCGGCTGCGGCGCGTATTCTACGCGGACCTTTTCAACGCGGTCCTGAACGTGGCGAACACGTCCAACGTGCAGATGACCGCGCGTCAGGTCGAGGAGATGAGCGGCGAGAAGATTTCACTGCTGGGGCCGGTGCTCACGAATCTGAACCACGGCCTTTTCGACCCTCTGATCGACGCGGTGTTCGCGGTCATGGTAGAGAACGGTCTCGTGCCTGAGCCGCCCGAGGGCATGCAGGGCGAGGAGTTCCAGGCCGAGTATGTTTCGACATTGCACATGCGCCAGCAGGAGGAGGCGCGGCTCGGCGGCATCATGCGGTTCTCGCAGTTCGCGGGCGGCATCCTGCAGCTTTCGCCGGAGAGCGCCGACAAGATCGACGCCGACCAGATGCTGGACGAGGCCGCGCAGGCGCTGGCCGTGCCGGGCTCCTGCATCCGCAGCGACAGGGACGTGCAACGCATCCGTGAAGAACGCGCGGAGGCGCAGCGCGCCCAGATGGAGGCCGCGGCCGCGGCCGAGGCGGGGCGGCAGGCGCCGGGCTACGCGGACGCGCTGAAGACGCTGGCCGAGACGCCTGCGGGCGGCGCGAGCGCGCTGGAGGCGCTGGTCGGCGCGGCCGGGCAGACAAACGGAGGGATGATCTGATGCAGGAAGTGTTTGAAAGACAGGCGCGCGAACGCGACGCGCAGATGGCAGACGACGTCAAGGCCGTGCTCGGCACGGCGGCGGGGCGGCGCGTCCTGATGAGCCTGCTCGCCAAGAGCGGCGTCTGGTCGCGGCTGGGGTGCGCGGACGGCGACGCGATGCGCCTGGCCTACGCGTCCGGGCGGCGCGACGCGGGCGCGGACCTGCTGGGATTTTGCAACCGTGTCGCGCAGCCGCTGGTCGGCCTGGCGATGCAGGAGAACAACGAGCGCGTGCGGAAGTGGAACGAGGAGCTCGACGCCCGCCGCGCGCAACTGGACGAACAACAGAGGAAGGGTGACAGGCGATGAAGAAACTCATGGGATGGGTGCTGATGGACAAGGCCGGCGACGGCGGCGGCGCGGGCGCGGGCAATCAGGGCGGCGGCTCGATCCTGGGCGGTGCCGGCGCGGATGGCGACGGCGACGGCAAGGGCGGCGACGGCGACGGCGGCGCGCGGCGCGGCTCGATCTTGGGCGGTGCCGGCGCGGATGGCGACGGCGACGGCAAGGGCGGCGACGGCGGCGAACCGCCGGACGCGAAGCCGGAGGAGGTCGAGGCGTTCCTGGCGGCGATCAAGCCGGTGGACCTGGGCGGCGGCGACGGAGAGACGGCCCCGGCATGGGACGCGTCCGCGGTCCAGGCGGTCGCGCCGTATTTCCTCAAGCACAAGATCGGCGGCGAGGCGGCGAACGAGATCGTGGGCGCGTACGCGCGGCACGTCGCGGCGCAGTTCAAGGCCGCGGCGGACGCCGACCGCGCGGTGCTCGACCAGATGCACGCCGCGTGCGCGGAGCGCTTCGGCGGCGACCTCAAGCGCTTCGCGTCCGAGGCGCGGCGCGGCGGCGAGCACGTCTTCGGCAAGGCGCTCTTCATGAGGCTCGCGTCGGTCGAGGCGTTCGGCAGCGATCCGGACATCATCGAGGCGCTGGCGCGGGTCGGGCGCGGGCTCGCGCGCGACAGGGCGACGATCGGCGAGGACGCGGGCGGCGACCGGGGCGAGCGCCCGCTGGCCGAGCGCATGTACCCCGATTCCGTCCTCAAGAAGAAGTAACGATTTCCCCGGCGGCTGTTCGCCGGGGCTAGGCAACCAAGGAGGTACACATGCCAAGTGCGACACGCAACCCGACCCTGCGGGACCTTTACAACGGGCTCCGGGCGGACGGGACATTTGACAGGGACATCGTCGAGCTGGTCCTGGAGGCGAACGCCGACCTGCTCGGCGACGCCGTGGTCAAGGAGGCCAACGGCACGGACAACGACCGGACAACGATCCGCACCGGGCTTCCCGACGCGACGTGGACGGCGTACTACGAGGGCACGCAGCCGTCGAAGGGCAGCAAGAAGCAGGTCAGCAATTCGATCGGGACGCTCAAGTCGCTGATCCAGGTGGACAAGGACCTGATCGACGACAGCCCCAACGGCGCGGAGGAGATGCTGGACGAGGCGTTCAGCCACGCCGAGGCGATGGGCCAGGAGGTGGCGGACGCGGTCTTCTACGGCAACGTCAAGGTCAACGCCAAGAAGTTCAACGGCCTCGCGCCGGTGTACGACCGGTACGGCGGCACCGACCGCATGCTCTCGACCTACTACTGCATCCAGTCGTCGGTGCGCTCCAGCACGCCGAGCAACTCGGCGCTGCGCTCGATCTGGCTGGTCGGCTGGGGGCGCCGCGGCGCGTACCTCACCTATCCGCGCGGGTCGAAGGGCGGCCTGGAGCGCGGGCCGGTCGAGGACGCCACCATCACGCTGACGGACGGGGTCTCGCGCCTCAAGGTCAAGGAGCAGTTCTTCAAGTGGCGCGTCGGCCTCACGGTCAAGGACTTCCGCTGCTGCGGCCGCATCTGCAACGTCGAGAGCAACAACCTCGCGACGCTGGACAAGGACATCGGCGAGGACATGCTGAAGCTCAAGACCCGCTGCCGCCTGAACGGCCTCAAGCCGGTCTTCTACATGCCGGAGAGCGTCTACGAGTGGCTCGTGATCAAGACGCGCCGCCAGGTGCTCGCGACCAGTTTCTCCTTCAAGGACGTGGCCGGCCAGGAGATCCTGCATTTCGACGGCATCCCCGTACGGAAGCTGGACTGCCTGGAGACCAACGAGGCGGTCGTCTCGGCGGTCTCGTAACCCGAACGCAACAAGAAAGGAACGACAAGACATGATTCTGGATGATCTTCTCATGTTCTCAAAGGGGGCCGACCTGGCGACCGGAAACAGCACCGCGGTTGATCTCAAGGACTGCGGCGACGACCTCTCGCGCAGGCTCAGCTACTACGCCAAGGTCGAGGGCGGTGCGGTCGCGGAGGGCACGACCCTGACGGTCGCGCTCCAGACGAGCGCCGACAACAGCACGTGGTCGACGCTCGTCACGCACCCGGCCGCGGCCTTGGCGGCCATCAACGCCAACGGCTGGATCGTGCCGCCGACGCCGCTGCCGTCCGGCCTCAAGCGCTATGTCCGCCTGAGCTACACGGCGTCCGGCACGTTCACCGGCACAGGCAAGATCCACGCGGGCATCACGCCGAGCGTGGATAAAGGCCTGTAAGGGGGTGCGGCGTATGGCGATAACGTACTACACACTCAAACCGGGGCACCAGCGCACGTTCCTCCTGGGCGTCGCGCGACGCCCCGGCGAACTGGTGCCGGTGCCGCAGCCCGGATCGCTGGGCGCGTACGACCGGCAGGCGCTCGAAGCCCACTTCGAGCGCGCCGGCGGCGGCGCGGATGCCGGGGGCGCGTTCGCGCCGCCGGTGCTGCGCAACGGCCTGACGGAAGAGCAGGCGCGGGCCAAGCTGCGCGCGGCGGGCGTGCCTGGCGTGGACGACATCCACGGCGACGCGCTCGCGGACCTCTGCGACCGCGCGTTCGCGCCGCCCGGCGGCGGTGCGGAGCCGCCCGCGATCACGGACGCGGACGGGCCTGACGGCGCGTCAGGCGGGCCGGACGATGCCCCGGGCGCGGACAAGGAGCCGCCCGCGAAACAACAACAACGAAAGAACAAGTGACGGAAGGCGCGGCGCACGGGCGCGCGGGAAGGGATCGCACACATGATCGAGGTCAAATACGACAAGAACCGGAAACGGCTCGACATCGACGGCGCACTGGGGCTGTCGAGCGTCGAGACCGTCGAGGTGGCCGATGACGCGGGCGTGGCTCTGGCGGAGGGCACGCTCTGCCTGCACGACGAGGGCTGCGACACCGCGCTGGCCGAATGGGCCGTCGACAGCGGCCAGTGCGAGACCGACACCCGCGCGCCCGCGCTCACCGCGTGGTTTGCCGCGCATCCGGCGCACATGTGCCAGGAGTTTGTCGCGCGCGTCAAGGACGCGGACGGCAACCTGCTGGGCGCGGGCTGCCTGACCGTCATCGACTCGTGCGCGTCCGTCGAGGGCGCGGACGGCGGCCCCGCCGGCGGCGGCCCGCTGGAGGCCGAGGCGGCGGTCGAGATCGCGGCCGGGTGCCCGGTGAAGCTCGCGGGCGGACTGGCGCATCCGTGCGCGGCGGGCGACCACGCGCGTTTTCTGGGCATCGCCCGCAATCACGCCGAGGCGGGCGGGACCGTGCGCGTGGTGCGCTGGGGCAGCGTGCACATTCCCGGATGGGGGCTCACGGCGGGCGCCGCCTACTGGCTGCCGCAGTCGGGGCAGGCGCTGGCCCCGGCACCCGCGGGCATCGCCTGCTGCGCCGGCCTCGCGCAGGACGCAAACACGCTGCTCCTGTCCACCGGGCGGCTGGCCGTGCAGGCCGGCGCCGGCGCGCTTCTGGGCTATCTGGTCTGGGACGCGACGAATAAACGTCTCGCGGTCGTGCAGGCGGCGGCGGCGGGCGGGCCGGACGCGGCGAACCGCATCGTGGCGGCGCGCGCGGACGGGACGCTCGATCCGGCGTTCATCCCGCGCGAGGCCGCGCTGGAGGCGCTCGGGCAGGCGTTCGCGGGCGTGCCGCTCCTGCCGCCGCCGGGCGCGGCGACGCTCGACCAGGCCGCGGCGGCCGTCAACCGCATCCTCGAGATCCTGAAAGGAGAATGACAAGTATGAAGAATATCCGTACCGCATGCATCGTGTTTGCGCTCGCGCTCGCGGCGGGCGCGCAGACCGCGCGGCTGGGGTCGCTCCCCGGCGACGCGCGCGTCGTGACCAACACCTCGGCGCTGCAGCTGACGCAGGCCATGCTGGACGCGCTGAACGCCACCAACGCGGCGGCGCTCGCCGGAATCAACGCGACCAACGCGGCGCTCACGGCGCGGATACTCTCGCTCACCAACGGCTGGGCGCAGTACGACACGCTCGTGCAGCAGACGAACGCGACCGTGCGGCTCTACCAGTCCGATACGGAGCTGCGCTGGGCGTGGCTCACGCCGACCAACATCGCCGTGACGACGCTGACGCAATATCCGCCGGTCAGCAATTTGACATGGGAAGTGGTTGATCTCCCCACCGTTGCCGACTGGCACACGACCAACCTGCCGCCTGCTGTAGTAGCGGGGCCAGATTACTTTCTTGTCAGCGTGGCCGCGCCGTCCGGGCAGGCCTCGCTCTTCAGGTCGGCGGACGGCGCGGCGTGGATGGGAATTTGTTCGAACCGCTACATAAAAGCCATGATGTCGGTCTCTAACGCGGTCTTTATCGGATCGGATTATTACAAAGAAAACGGTGTTTGGTATTCATCCGGGTACCGGTCGTATGACGGCGGTGCCACGTGGACACTCCTGGATTCGACCCTCACTGCACATGTGTTGCGGTTCATGCGCACGGACACGCATCTTTATGCGATTAACTCCGGGTTCGACCTCGGATATGCGGATGCCGTAGATCCGTCGCTGTGGTTTAATTCCGGCCACAAGTTATACGACAACCATTATTTTCGCCACTTGACAGCGTCGGATGGTGCCCTCTATAGGCCCGCCAACGATACGATTTGGAAGACACCGCAGATAACTCAAGAATTTCCGGAATGGCAAACGCTTGGCATTCGCGGCCCGACCGTCCGGCGTATGCAGGTGGCGGGAGGACGGCTCTATGTTCAATATGTGACCGGGACCGTGATTGCGTCGGCGGACGAGGGGGAGACCTTCAGCGCGGTGGCTCTACCTGCCACCGACGCGCCCTACACCATCACTGCGCTCTCCCGCTGCCTGGTCGCGCAGACGACCAACACGACGCACATCTCGGCGGACGGCGGCGCGACGTGGCTTGCGGCGGCGCATCCATCAGGAGGAGTACCGCTTGAACCGGCGAACGGCTTTGTGGATTGGTTCTGCCCGCCCGCCGCGCTGGGTGACAGCATTCTTGTGCCGTTCCGCACGGACGAAGGCTGGTGGAACCTTGTGCGCGGCACTTACTCCGTGACCACCAACTTCCCCACGTCCGAGACGGTCGCGGTGCCGCTGTGGGGCGACTGGCAGGCGGACGTGGCGGCGGCGGTCGCGGGCATGGCCACCACGCAGCAGGTGGCGGCGGCGTCCAACGCGCTCGCGCAGGCCGCCGACGCGCACGCCGCGCAGCGCAATCCGCACAGGACCACGGCGGCGGATGTCGGCGCGATCACCAACGAGCAGGATTTGGCTGCGCTGCGCACCTACCACTACGGCAGCCCGGATATTGTAGAGTCACCGGAGGAGTGGTTCACCATTGACATCTATGGTTCTGTTGCGATAGCCGATGCAACAAAGGTTACGGATTGGGATATTGTTGTTCCTTGGGAAATTGGCGGAAACACGGTGCTTGGGATCAGAGCTGGCGCCTTTTTGACTATGCCGGATTATATCGGTATGCCGGTCACCAGTATTTACATGCCAAGAGGCGTGAACAAGATTGAGAACATGGCGTTTTACGGCGCCCACCTCCTCACTAATTTGGTGTTTGCGGGTACGCCGCCTCTGGTGGCTTCCGGTGGACTCATGGGTGTTCCTGCCGGTCTCGTCGCCACCGTCCGAGATCCACAGGCTACAGGTTGGGGGAGCACGCTGTCTGACGCTGACGGTACCATATCCATCCCGGTCGTGCGGCCGGCGCTGCACGCGGACAACATCTATCAAGGCGGGGATCGGGTTTCGACGGAGAACTACGTCAACCAGAAGATCGCGGCGGCGCCGGAATGGCTGGAGTACGGCGGCGTGGCCGGCGCGCTGACGGTCACGAACGACTGCGAGCGCCCCGTCCGCGTGACGGGGGCGGGCGATGTGGCCGTGGGCTTCGCCGGGCTGCGGGAGCCGCTGCCGGTCTATCTGGAGCTTGCCGGGTTCAGCGGCGTCTCGTGGCCCGGCGCACATGTCGTGGGCGGCGGGTTCTACCAGACCAACATGGTGAATATCTATGTGGCGTGGCGGAGCGGGACGAATGTTTTCATCAACCCTGTAACGGCGAGGCCGCAATGATGGGCCGGACGTGCTTTTTCGTTTTGTGCCTGGCGGCCGCCGCGCGCGCGGCCAGCGTGCCGTTCGGCCCGATGATGCTCGGTTCCCGGCTGGGCGACGCGCGGCTGGCCGCGCCGCCGGCCGAGGACACAGGGCTGCGTTTCAGCGCCGCGCCGGCGGCCGACACCCATGCCCTCACCTTTGCGGGCTGGTTCAGGGCGGTCTATCCCCAGTCGTGTACTTGCTACGTGACGACAATGAGCTTCTATACGCCGGATGCCGTCCAGACGAGCAACCCGGATCTCGCGGGCGGCGCGTTCGGCTTCCCGAACGGCGTTGAGCTCGGCGGCGCGCTCACGCTTGATCCCTTCCCGTGGCAGCCTTACGAGGCGGGCACCGTGCCAAGCAACCTGTGGCCGCGCGGCGTGTACACCGTCGCCGGATGGAGCAGCAACGCCGTCACGGTCACGCTCGGCGGCGCCTCTGCAACGCTCGGCCCGGGCGCGTTCAACCGGAACATGCTGCCGGGCGCCGGGGCGGCCGCGAGCGTCACGGGGCAGGGGCCTGCGGCGGTCGGGATCTCGCGCACGCCCGCGCATGAGTTTTTCGGCGCAGTGGACGGCGTCAAAGACGAGGGCGGTATGACCCTGGCCGCCGAATCCATTCTTACCAACGCATGGAAGTTCTGCGTGTGGCGGCTTAAGCTGGACGGTGCGGAGCATGTCTGCCGCGTCGACATGGCGCCTTTCGAGCGCGCGGATTTTTTGAGCGTCACCTATACGCAGCGGATGCCCCGCGTCTCGCGCGCGCTGTCCGCGCGCGGCATTTACCAATTCGGCTTTTCCGGAGACCTCGGCGACGTTGACGTCCGGATCGACATGTTTGATCCGCGGCTTTTCCACCGCTGGCTGGACGACGCGGAGCTGATGCGCGTCCGGGCGAACGGCATCGAGGAGCTTGCCCGGCGCGGCATCCCGCTGGTCGCGCCGCGGCCGTGAGGGCGGCGGGGGAAGGGAGAGCCCATGGCAGAGGGCGATTATTGCGGCAGCTGCACACAGGAGGCGCGCATCATGACGTTGGAACGCGAGGTCGGGACACTGAATGACAAGGTCTGGCGCGGCAACCACAAGCCGTCGCTGACGGAGCGGATGGCAACGCAGGAGCAGGCGATCCGCGCGCTCTGCTGGCTGGTCGCTGCCACCTGCGGGGCGGTGATCGTGCAGGTGGTGGCCATGGTTTTCCACAAAGGAGGGTAGGAGAGACAATGAACACAGTATGGCGGTTCATCATCAAGATCGCGCTGGCGGCGCTGGCGGCGCTGCCGGTGGAGAGGGTCGTCGCGGCGCTGCTGAACGCGGTCATGCAGCGGCTCGACGAGGGCAACGTGGAGAAGGCGCGCAAGAGCGCGGAGCACCTGTCCGAGCTGGCGGAACTGTTCAGCGACGTGCTCGCCGACCGCACGGTCACGGAGTTCGAGGTCTGCGCCATGCGCTCGGCGGTCATGGACGCGCGCGCGAGGCTGCTGGCCAACTGGGCCGCCGGACAGTCCGGCCGGCACATTCAGGCGGGGCTGGCCGGGGCCGGCCTGACCGCCGCGTACGCGCGGCCCGCGAAGGGAACGGAGGCGGACGATGGCGGCGCGTAAGCCGCGCAGGCCGCGCGAACCGCGCGAACCGAGGACGCCGCGCGAACCGAGGACGCCGCGCGAACCGCGCGCGCCGGGGACAGAGGAACAACAGGAACAACAACGGACGGAGGAAACGACATGAAGAAAATCCGGACAGTGACGGCGGCGGCCGCCGCCGCGTGCCTCGCGGCGGGCTGCGTGACGCGCGTCAGCTCCAACTGGCGGAAGAACATAGACGGCTCGATCGACGCGAACGTATCGGTGATCTCGACCGGCACGCAGTCCGAGGCGCTCGCGCAGGGCTTCGACGCGGGGCCGGAGGGCTCGCTCTTGAAGGACGCTTCCGGCAAGCAGGACTCGACGGCGGCGGTCAACGCGCTCAGCCAGGCGGTCGCGGCGCTGGCGCCGTTCGCGTTCGAGGCGATGGCCGCGCGCCAGGGCGCGGCGCTGCCCGCCTACGGCGGCGCGCAAAGCGCGGCCGCGCCCGCCGGGGACGCCGCGTCTGCGGCGACCGTCGCCTATGCGGCGGAAGGCTACGACGGCGCTCCGGGTGAAAACGGCGAGGGCGTCTACGGACGTCCCGCGTGCGGACGCTGCCGGGCATACGCCGCCGCGCACCCAGACGTAAAAATCATCGACATCGACCAGGCCGCCAACAGGACGGCGATGTGGTCGGCGCTGCGCGCGCGCGGCTATGCGGGCCAGAACGCGCCGCTGCCGGTCCTGATCAAGGCGGACGGATACACGCTGAACGCGAAGTAGAGGGAGGGGCGGCGTGACGGCGATAGACATCTGCAACATGGCGCTGTCGGGGCTGGGGCATGAGCGGACGATCGCGAGCCTGGACGAGCCGGGCAAGGAGGCGTCGCTCTGCCTGGTCTGGCTCGCGCAGGCGCGGCAGTCCGTGCTCGGCGCGGCGTGGTGGCCGGGCCTCGCGCGCGTCACGCCGGAGACGGACGGCACTCCGGACGGCGCGTATTTCCGCTATCCCGCGCCGGCCTGCGGGCAGGCGCTGCGCCTGGAGGCGCTGGCGCCGGACGGCGGCCCGGCGGACATCGCGGCCGCAGACCGCGGCTCGCTGCTGCTCGCGCTGCCGCGCGCGCGCTTCCGCTATGTGACGGACCACGAGCACCCGGACGGCTGGCCGCCGCGCGTGCGCGAGGCGGTGGCCGCCGAGCTGGCCGCGCTGATCGCCTATGCGCTCACCGGGCGCGCCCAGACGGCGGCCGACGCCCGCGCCCGGGCGCTCGACGCGCTGGCGCGGGCGCGCGCCGAGGCGGCCAACCTGACGCGGCGTCACGGCGAGGAGAACCGCTACGCCGCCGCGCGGCGCGGGAGGGCCGCGCCGTGATCCGTTCCGTGCGCCAGAGTTTCGCGGCGGGCGAGCTGGCCCCCGAGCTGCACATGCGCTCGGACCTGTCCGCCTACCAGAAGGGCGCGGCGCTCATGACGAACATGTACCCGCGCCGCACGGGGTCGGCCCTGCAGCGCCCGGGCACCGACGCGGCGAGCCTCGGGAGCTGGGAGGGCTCGGACGGCGCGTTCTCGGCGGTGCCGTTCTACTACGACAATGCGCTCTCCCACGTGCTCCTGCTGGCCGTGGGCACCGCACGGTGGTTCATTCTGCAGCCGGAGTTCGCGCTCGGCGGCGAGTTCCCGTTCGCGCCCGACGGCTGGACGGCCGAGGATTCCGGGCATATCCGCGCGGTGCAGGTGGGGGACACGCTGTTTGTCTCCGCGCCGGGCCGCGTGCCGGTGCGGATCGTGTACCGGATGGTCGGCTCCCTGATCACGTGGACGGTGCTGCCCGAGGAGGTCGCCGCGCCGCCCGGCTACGACATACCCAAAGCGCGTCTGAACGCGACGCTGGAGGGATGGGAGACCCCCAAGACCTACAAAAAAGCCTACTACGCGCTCTGGGCGCGCGATCAGGACGGACGCAGCAAGCGGCTCTTCGAGGGCAAGGCCGTCTCGGTCGGCGTCCCCTGGCAGGCGGGCGCCGTGGTCAATTTCCAAATCACCCGCACGAATATCCCCGATGATGCCATCGGGCACACGTGGACGCTCTGCAAGCGACACGGCGGCGGCTACGGCGAAATCGCCGCGTTCGAGATCACCGAAGAGAACCTTGACGCAGCGGCGACCGGCAGCACGGTGCTGATGTTCGTGGACGACAACATCGTGCCGGACACGTACGCGAACACACCGCGCAACGTCCGCGAGGGCGACGACGGCGGCGGCTACGGGCTCGTGAGCTTCTACCAGCAACGGCAGGTGCTCGCGGGCAACACAGCCGCGCCGTGGTCGATCTGGTTCAGCAGGCTGGCCGATCTCTACACATGGTCGGCCAACAGGCCGGCCGACGACATGGACGCATTCAAGGTCACGCTCCCGGCGGTGCGCGCGAGCGCGGTCCGCCACCTCGTCTCCGGGCGGCGCCTGCTGCTCCTGACCGAGGACGGCGTGTATGCCGTGCACTCGAACAACGAGGGGTTTTCGGCGCGGTCCTGCGTCGCCGAAAAGGTCAACCCGGCGGGCGCGGGGCGCGCGGAGCCGCTCGACACGGGGGCGGCGGTGCTCTTCTTTGCCGACGATGACGCGACGCTGCTGGAGATGCGCTACAGCTTCGCCGAGGAGGCGCACCTGACGGTCGACCGCAGCGTGCTCTCGCGCCACCTGACGCGGGCCTCCCGCGTCCGCGCGTCCGCGTGGCAGCCGCACCCGGACGGCGTGCTGTGGATGCTCCTGGACGACGGGACGCTGCTCTCCTTCACCTATCTCCCGGAGCACGAGGTCTTCGGCTGGGCGCGCCACGAGATCCGGCATCCGGACGGCGAGCCGTTCGAGGTCCTAGACATCGTCGCGCCGGGTTCCGTCCTCGCGCCGGAGCGCGCGGGCGACGAGCCGACCGCGGCGGTCTGCCTCATCTGCCGCCGGGGCGCGGAGGTCTGGGCGCTGCGCTTCGCCCGCGAGGGGTCCGGCCGCGCCGACCGACTGGACTGGCGGCAGTCGGCGCAGCTTGGCGCGGGCGCGTCGCTCCCTGTGCAGCTCGCCCGCGGCGCGGCCTGGCGCAGGGACGGCGGCGCGTGGCGCGAGGCGCTGGACGGAACGGTTTATTTCGAGGGGCCGGGCCTGTACGAGTGGGGCATGCCCGTCGGATGGGCGCTGGAGACGCTGCGGCCGGAGTATCCCGACCGCGCGACGCACGGGCTCCGCCGCCGCGCGGTGCAGGCCACCGTGCGCACGCTGGCCACGGGCGGGTTCCTCGCGGGCGCGCCGGGCATGCCGCTCGATCCGGTGGAGGGCTCGCCCTCTCCGGACGCGACGCACGACATCAAGCTGCCGGTGCGCGGCGGATGGGATTGGGACGGCCGCGTGCGGCTGGAGGGACGCGGCCCGGGCCGCGCGGAGATCCTCGGCGTGGTCGCGGACATCGAGTTCGAGGGGGGGCGCTGATGCGGACGGGGCTGCGCATATCGGAGGTCGGGCGGCCCGGGCCGCGTTTCCTCAAGGGCTTCGCGGCCCGCATGCGCCGGTCGGATGCGCTGGAGGTGCTGGGCGCGGCCGGCGTGCCGCGCGCGGGGCTCGCCGCGCACCTGGCGCGCGAGATCGAAGCGGCCGCCCGGCGCGGCGGCTGCACATGGGCGGTCATGGACGGGCGGCGGCCGCTCGCGCTCTTCGGCGCGGTCCCGGATTCCGCCACCGCGCGCTCGGCGCGCATCTGGATGCTCGCGGCAAACGAGGCGCAGCGCCGCCCGCTGGCGTTCGCCCGCTGGTCGCGCCGCTGCCTGCGCCTGGTCATGGAGGCGCTCCCCGAGACCGAGAGCTTTTACAACTGCGCCCCCGCCGCCGACGGCCGCCAGCGCGCCTGGCTGGAATGGCTCGGCGCGTGGTTTTCCGCGCAGGGGCGGGGCTCGTTCGTGTCGCCGTGGACCGGCGATGCGTTTTCACTCTTCGTCATCCAGAGGGAGGATGCCCATGTGTAACCCGGTCGCTCTTTTCGCCGTTGCCGGCGGCCTGCAACTCGCCGGCACGGGCGTGTCCATCCACGCCGCGCGCGAGCAGGGGAAGTTCCAGAAGGACATGATGAAATATCAGTCCGACCTCGAGCGCCAGCGTGCGGGGCTGGCCCAGAAGAACGCCGAGATCCAGGCGGGCCGCCTGCAACAGCAGCGGCGGCTGGAGGTCGCGGCGGGCATGACCGAGTTCGCCGCGCACGGCATGCTGCTGGACGGCGACCCGGAGAGCGCGCCGAACGTCTGGGAGCAGGACATGGCCGCCGAGACCGCGTGGCGCGCCGAGGAGCTGCGCAGTCAGGCGATGTACGAGGCGTGGGGCTTCAACGCCAACGCCTCGATGCTGGCCGCGCAGGGGCGCATGGCGCGGCGCGGCGCGACGATGGAAATGTGGGGCGCGGGGCTCTCGGGGCTGTCGCAGGCGGCGGGCATGGCCGCGATGGGCTACGGGGCCTCCGGCGGCGGCAAGGTTTCCGCCAACTACGCCGGGGCGGCGGGCACGCACGGCGGCGGCTCGCTCATCATGAACGCATAGGGATACGAGGAGAGGGACATGCCGAAGGTGCCGATGGTCAGGCTGGATGATTGGGACGGCGTGCAGCTTCCGCGCGTCATGAGCGTTTCGGACGCGCCGCTAACGCGCGGGCGGCATGTTCTCGCGCACGGGATCGCGGACGCCGGGCGCGCGGCGGCGGGAATCGCGGACGTGGCCATGCGTGTGAGAGAGCGCCGGGTCCGGGAGGAGGAAACCGCGCTGGTCGACTCGTGGCGCATGACGTACGGCGGGGTCTGGGAGGGCCGCCCCGGCGACACACCGGAGGCGGAGCCCGTGCGCGGCGTCCGCGACTGGGGCGAGGATGAAGGCAGCGCCGTCGACGCGATGCGCGAGACGTGGCTAACGTGGCGTGACGACCCCGACGGCCCCTACATGAAGGCGTCCGCCGAGGCGCGCCGCCGCGCCGACCGCCGTTTGATGCTGGAGACCAACCGCATCTTCTCGCTCGCCGCCCAGAAGGACCTGGCGTCCGCCGAGACGCGCCGCCGCACCGCCGCCGAGGCGTCGCTCGCGACCGGCCTGCGCACCGCCTCGCTGTACGCGCACGATGACGGACTGTTCGAGGGCGCCGCCGCCGACGCCGCCGACGCCGCCGCCCGCCTCAAGGCCGGGCGCTTCCTGGCCAACCCTTCCGAGACCGACCCGGAGAAACTGCGGTTCACGAGTGAGTCCGGCGCGGCGCTCTACCATGCGGCGCGCGCCGAGGCGATGGACAGGCTCAACCATACGCGCGCGCTGACCCTCATCAAATCGGCGGGCACGGCCGAGGACGAAGCGCGGGCCGCCGCCGGGATCGCCGCCGCCGCAGGCGTGGCGGAGATGCTGCCTCCCGCGCTCAAAGCCGACACGCTCGCGGCGCTGGAGTCCGCGCGCGCCAAACGGCTCGACGGCATGCTCGGGCACGCCCGCGCCGAGCCCGACCTCGACAAGCGCGAGCGGCTCGCCCGGATCGCCGAGGACGCCGCGAAGGCGTACGGCGCGGGCGGCAAATTGCTGGGCGCGGTGACCGAGGAGGCCAACCGCATCCGCGCTGGCGCGCAGGAGGCGGAGAACCGCCTCGCGCTCGCCGCGCTGGCCGAGGGGCGGGAGTACGAGCCGGGGGACAACCCGCGCAAGGCGAACGCGCTGGCATTCGCCAAGCCGAAATACGAAAAGCTTGCCGCCCAAGCGCACCGCAAGGCGCAGGACGGCAACGCGCTCTTCATAGGCTCGATGGTTGGCGCGGGCGTGTGGGTTGATCCCGAGGGCAACATCCGGCCGGTCACGCTGGACGAGAGCCGGGGGCTCCTGGTCGCGCAGCTTGAGGCCGGGAACATCGGCCTGCGCTCGACAAGATCGAGGCGTCCGGCAAGAAGGCGCGCTACGAGCGCGCCGCCGCCGAGGTCGCCGACGCGCTGGGCGAGGACCTCAAGACGCTCTGGTCGCCGGACGGCGGCTCGCGGCTCGCGTCCGGAGAAGACCCCGAGCGCAAGCTCGGCAGCATCACGGTCACGGAGACCGAGAAGAAGCTGGTGCCGGAGATGGAAGAGGTTGACCGCGGCTATACCGGCGGCCTGCTTTTCGGCGGCGGCCCGTCCAGGGTGCGCCGTAAGACCGGGCGGCTGGTGGAGCGCGAGCGGACGGTCACGCGCAAGCGCGAGCTGCTGGCGCGCGACGTGCCGAAGCTGGTCGACCTCTTGGTCGCGGCCGACGACGCGGACGGGCTGATGGCCGACCTCGACGGCAACCCCGCCACGCCGGACGAGAAGCTCGACGCGCGCCGCTACAAGCTCAGGCTGCTGGCCGACCTGAAGGCGCGGCAGTTCGCGGTCGACCTCGACGCGCAGTCGATGGCCATCCATGACGCGCTGGCGCGCCGCCGCACCGAGCGCGCCTTCAATGAGGCGCAGGCGATCCTGCGCGCGTCCGTGCGCGGCTACGGCGCGGGCGCGCCCGCCTATGACGATGATGACGGCCTTTTCGCGGAGGATGACGATCATGCAGACGATTGACCCCGGTGTCCTTTCAGTCCAGCCGGAGCACGCGTACGGCGGGGAGCCGCGCGATCCGCTCGATATGGTGCCCTTTGACCTCGCCACGCCGCACACCGTGCCGGACGAGATGCAGGGCGCGGCCGCGCGGCGCGTCTCGGCGGCGGTCGGCGTGCCCGATCCCGACGGGCGCATCTGGCAGGGCAGGCCGTTCGCCAGCGGCGCGGCCTATCTCGACTATATGCGCGGGCTTTTGAAGTCCGGCGACATCTGGGAGTACGTCGCGAGCGACGAGCTCAAGGCGTTCGAGGCCGCCGACGACGCCGGGCGCGTGAAGATCGCCCGCGAGGCGATGGGCTTCGTAGACCGCGCGGCCGAGGCCGCCGGCCGCCGCGTGCCCGAGGGGTACGGCTTCGCCGACGGCGCGCCCGAACTGCGCGGCGCGGGCGAGGACGTGCTGGCCGCCAACGCGCGGCTGCGCGGGGATGCCGAGGCGGCGGCGCGGCACAATGCGCGCGCGGCGTCGTTCGCGGGCGATTTCCGCCCGCTGCCGGAGCGCGAGGGCGCGTCCGCCGACCGCGAGACCATGAAGGCGTGGCGGCGTCAGCGCGAGGACGGGCGGCTGGTTTCGGAGCACCGCGAGAAGCTGCTGCGCGAGAACCTCGCGGTGGCGTGGCTCTCGCTCTCGCCCGCGCTCTCCCCGCGAGCCAGGGAGATTGCGGCCGGCGTGTTCCGAGACGGGAAGCTGCGCCCGTCGGACATCGCCGACTTCCAGCGGCTCCCGGAAGATGACCAGAGGGCGGTCGCGCGGCTGGCGCGGCTCTCGCGCAACCCGGCCGCCGGGACGTTCTGGAACACGCTCGGGGACGCGGGGATCGGGTTCTTCAACGGCGTCGTGCAGCTTCCCGTCAACGCCTACAAACAGATCGGCACGCTCACCACGTCGATCGACCAGTCGGTCTTCGGCAAGGACGCGGGGCTCGTGGACAGCGCCGAGATGAACCGCCGCGCGCGCACCGAGCAATTGCTGCGCGAGGCGCTGGACGACCCGGCGGGCGTCAACCCCATGACCACGGAGCACGGCTATCTGGCGCGCTCGCTGATCGGCGCGGTCTCGACGCTCCCCTATATGGCCTACGCGTCGGCGGGCGCGCCGGGCTTCGCGGCCGTCATGGCGGATTTCATGCAGCGGCTCGACGACGAGGTCGCCGCCGGGGGCGGGGACGTCTACGGGCGCGGCGCGGAGTGGCAGGCGCGCAAGCTTTTGTACGGCGCCATGTACGCCGGGATCGAGCGCGTATCCGCGCTGCCGGTCTGGCGCAATGCGGGGGATGTCGCGGCAAAAACCATGTTCATCCGGCTGGCGTCGCGGCTGGACGACGAGGCGGTCGCGCGGGTGGCCGCGCACATCGGCAAGCAAACGCTGGCCGAGACGCTGGAGGAGTCCGCGCAGGCGGTGATCGAAAGCCACGCCAAGAGCGTCGGGCTCGACCGCGGCGACGGCTGGGCCGCCGCCGCGCGCGACGGCGTCAAGGAGTTCGGCGAGACGTTCGGCACGATGGCCCTGGTCTCAGGGTTCGGCGCCGCGCGGCAGGGATTCCGGGCCGCCTCGCCCAGGGGCCGCGCGGATCTGGCCGAGTACACGGCCGCGTCGCTGCGCCGCGCGGGCTTCATCCTCTCCGATAACCCCTACGCCGGGCGCGGCACCAAGCAGGCCGTCGAGGATTCGTGGGGCGCCGCCGCGCACGTCATGGACGGCTACCGCCAGACGTGGAGCGATGGCGGCATCGACGCGCTCAAGAAACGCACCGACATCACCGAAGAGCAGGCCGCCGTGCTCGACCACGTCTTCGCCGCCGAGCGGGAGGAGAGGGAGGTCGATGCGCTCATCACCGGGCGCGACATGGTGGCCAGGACCGAGGGCGGGAAGGAGGGAGAGCCCCCGCCCGCGCTGGACTGGGAGGGCGTGCGGCAGATCGTGGCCGAATCCGGCGCGGACGCCGAGTCGCGGCTCGCGGAACTGGGCTTCACCGAGGCGGGCGCGGCGCGCGTGGCGGGCTACCTGCGGCAGGAAGCCGCGCTGACGCAGCGCATGGTGCGCGTGCTGGGCGACATCCGCGACCGCCTCGCGCGCGATACCGACGCCGGCGCCGACCCGCACCGCGCGGAGCAGCAAAGACGCGCCGTCCGCGCCATGAAAGACCTCCAGCCTTTGCGCACGGTCTACCAGCGCGCGGGGACGCGCGGCGCGGCCGCCAAGGCGTTCCGCGCCATGAAGTTCACGGACAAGCAGGCGAATGATCTGGCCGACGCGTTCGACGAAGAGCGCAGGCTGGCCGTCTCGCCGATGGCCGCGAGCGCGTGGAAGGCGGCGTACCTGAGCGGAGACCGCAGCCTCTCGCCCGCCGAGAGGTTGAAGCGCATGACCGGCTTCGAGGCCGCCCCCGCGCCGGAGCACGGGCCGGGGGCGCAGATCCTCACCCTGCGCGGGAGCGACGGCCAGAAACGCGGCGAGATCCTTTTCCGCCCGGATTCCGCCGTGGCGTTCGACCCCGAGAGCGCCCACGCCGCCGAGGCGGTCGAGCAGTTCACCGGCGGGCTCGTCGCCGCCGCCGAGTGGCGCGCGCTCACGCCTGAGGAACGAGCGCAGAAGACGCGCGAGCACGGTTTTGTCGCGGCGGGCGGGTTCACCGTCACCGATCCGGCCGATCCCTCGGTCGAGGCGACGGGGGCGCAGGCCGACATCCTCACGGGCCGGATCGACCTTGCCCCTGACGCGCCGTCAGCCGAATTGTACCACGAGGCCGCCCACGCCTGGCTCGCCGCCTTCCGCCGCGCGGGGAAATTGACCGACGCCGACGTGGCGCGTCTGCGCGAGGCCTACGGCCCCAGCCCGACCGATCCAGCATGGTTCAACGAGGAAAAGTTCGCCGACGACATCAAGGAGATCGGCGCGGAGACCGACTACGGGTCGGATCACGGCGGGCGCTTCCCGCTCGCGCGCCGCTTCGTGTCCGCCGTGCGCCGCTTCGCCGGCGCCGCGCGCGCCGGGGAAGCGCGCCGCGCGGCGGCTTCCGGCGCACGGCAGGCGATCTTCGAGAACATCGTCTACGGTCGCGCCTTCGAGGGCGTCGGAGACTTCGCCGCCGTGCCCGCCGCCAGTGTGGACGGCAAGGCCGGCAAAGACTCGCCGCTCGCGGGCGCGTCCACCGCGCCCGGAGCCGCTGAAACCCCTGAAACCAGAAACCCGAAACCCGAAACCCCCGAAACCCGAAACCAGAAACCCGAAACCCCCGAAACCCGAAACCAGAAACCCGAAACCCCGGCATGGGCCGCCGCCACGCCGCAGGGCAACATCCGCGTGGGCGGCCGCTGGGTGCTGCTGCCGCGCGACCGCTTCATTTCTGACACCGATCCGCGCTACGACTTCTCCCTGCAGAACCGCAGCCGCGACGCCGCGCTCGGCAGCTCCGAGCAGGTGGCCTCCATCGTGGCCAACTTCGACGCGCTGCGCCTGCTGGACGCGCCCGACACGGCCGCGGGCGCGCCGGTCGCCGTGCCTGTGACGATCGACGGCAAAGAGTATTATATGGTGCTCTCGGGAAACGGACGCTTCCGTGCGCTCGACGCGCTCGAAGCCGACCACCGCGGCGACCTCTACCGCAAGCCGGTGCAGGCCTTCGCCGACGAGCGCGGCATCCCCTACGACGCCGCGCACATGACGGCAGAGGCGCGCCCGCGCCTGGTGCGCGTGCTGACGCGCAGGCCCGTGGGCGTCACGCTCCAGAGGCTGGCCGAACTCTCCAACCAGAACACCGTGCTGCAGATGACCGACGCCGAGCGCGCCTACTCCGACGCCGCGCTGATCGAGCGCGACGGAACCGCCGGGCTCTTCGCCGCCAACAAGGACGGCATGCCCTCGCGCTCGGGCAGCGACGAATTTTTTTCGTGGTTCGTCCGCGCCGCCGGCGACGCCTCGCTGCTGGATTCGCGCGGGCGCCCGACCGACGCCGCCCGCGCCCGCGCGCGCCGCGCCATGCTCGCGCTCGCGGTGGGGCGCGGCAGGCGCGGCAAAGAGACCGTCATGGCGTTCACCGAGCAGGCCGAATCGCTCGGGCTAGAGCGCCAGCGCGACGCGCTGCTCATGTCCGCCGGGACGCTGACCGCGCTCGGCGAAAGCAAGCCGGAGTACGCGCTGGCCGACGAAATCTCTCGCGCCGCCGCCGACCTGCTCATGCTGGCGCGCGAGCGCAAGGGCGGCAAGGCCGTCACGGTCGACGCGTTCATCGGCCAGGGCGACATGCTGGACGCCATGCCGCCCGCCGCCGCCGAGGCGCTGCGTCTGCTGGATTCCGCGCGCCCCGCCGAGGGGATCGCCGAAGCGTTCCGGCGCTATGCCGACCTGGCGTCGAAGATCGACACGGCCACCGACGACATGTTCGGCGAGCCGCCCGCAGCCGCAGCCGACCTCTTGCGCAAGGCCGCCGCCGATACCGAGGTCAACGCGCCCGCCGAGGACGCCGAATACATGCGCGCCGTTAAAATCGATGGGCGCAGCCCCGACATCCGCTACAGCCTGCAGGCGCGGCGGCTCGAACCGTACGCCCTGCCCGACAGCCTCGCCGAGGTCTCCGCCGGCACCAGCGTCGCCGCGCTCGCCCAGTCCAAGTTCAAGGCCGAGCACGCGCGGCACAGGGAGCTGCGCGCCGCCGGCGACTGGGCCGCCGCCCGCAGCTACGCACGCGGGCTGGCCGCCGACGGCGGGACGCGCCTGCTCGGCAACTACCTGCTCGCCAAATACCACGGCGACGCAGCCGCGGCCAAGGCCGTGGTCGAGCGCTGGGCCAAGCCGGAAGAGGCGGAGAAGATCCGCGAGCGCATCGGCGACACTGGCCTGCTGAAGCCCATCGTCTTCGCGCCCACGATGCAGCGCGAGGGCGACCGCTTCAACGCGCTTCCCGCCGTGTACGCGCAATGGCTGGCCCAGAAAATCAACGGGGTCGTCAGCCCGGGTTTCCGCAAGGTCGCGGGCAGCGGCGCGCCCAACACCGGCGCGGCCGTGGCCGACCGCGTGAACCGCGATTACGCCTTCGAGGGCGGCGAGGGCATCGGCGGGGCGTCGCCCGTCATCCTCGTCGACGACGTCTGGACCAGCGGCCAGACACTCTGGACCGTCTACGAGCACCTCAAGACCGTCAACCCGTCCGCGCACGTCGCGGCCTTCGCTACGCTGGCCAGCGGCCGCTACGGCAAAAACGTCCGCCCGACCGCAAAACAGTTGACGGCGTTCTGGGAAAAGTCTAACCTTACGAGCAAATCATTCAAGGAGCGCCTAGGCAATGGCATCGAAAAACTCACAGGCTCTGAAATCCAGGCGTACATCCTCACCGGAGGCCGCGGACCCGACGCCGCCGCCGCTTTCTTCGGAGGAGGAACGCGCGCTGCTCGCGGAGCAGATGCGGGAGACAGCCGAGCTGTTCGGCTTCGTTCCGGTTCCGGGGAAGCCGGGCTGGTGGATGCCCCCGTCCGCTACGCCCTCGACCTGACCGGCGAATCCTACTCCAAGGAAAACCTGATCGTCGGCTATATGGCGCACGCCGACATGACAGGCGGCCCCTTCCCTTCCCGCGCCACCGTCGCCGCGCTTGCCGACGCGATCGGCCTTGAGCGCCACCGCTACGACGACCTGGCCGAGCGCGCCCGCGAACTCGCCGCGTCCTCTGTCGACGACGCCATCCGCCGCGCCGCCGCGAGCTCCGCGCCCGACGCCGCCGCGTTCGCGATCGGCGAGCTGGCCCGCGGCGCCGAGCGCGCCCTGGTCCGCGCCGGCGCCGCCTGGGGCGCGCGGCTCGCCCGCAGCGGCGAGCGCATCCGCTCGCTGGCCGAGGCCGGCGTCGCCGCAGCCATGCGCGCCGTCACGGGGGCCGACTATGCCGACCTGCAGACCGATACCGGCATTGATCTTGCCGCCTCCCTGCTCGCCGCCGATCCCAAAGCATTCGGCCCCGAGGAAGCCAGGAAACGCGACGAGGCCGCGGGCGCGATCCTGCCCGACCCCTTCACGGGCGAGAATTCAGAGCGCATCGAGACCGATGAGGACGCGCCCGGGCTGACCGACGCCCAGCGCGCCGAGATCGCCCGCAAGCGCCGCGAGCGCGAGTCCCGCGTTCAGGCTATGCTCGATGCCGCCGCCGACCGCGCCGCCACCAACCGCGCCCGCGACGAAGAGCGGCGGCGGCGCCGCGAAGCGGCAGCGCTCGCAGACGCCGAAGACACCGCCGGTAGCGGAGAGGCCGGGGCTGACGCCGCGTCAGGCGGGGACGCGCCCGCCGATCCCGTCGCCGACGCGCTCGCCGCCGACACCGCCGCGCCGATCGACCTTTCAGACCGCTGGCTTGCCGCCGCCATCCTGCACGTCTGGGCCTTCGCCCGCTTCCGCCGCGAGAACCCCCTGCGTCACGACACGCGCGGCGACCTGACCAAGAACAGGGTCGCCGTCGAGTTCTACCGCAAAACGGCGGTCCGGCAATTGACCGACCTCGCCCGCAAGCTGCTTGAGCCCGGCGCCCCCCGCGAGAGCATCCGTGCTCACATCGCCGACATCGCGCCGCACCTGACCGCCAACCAGATCGAGCGCCGCACCGCGTTCATTTTCGGCCTGATCAACCGCCACGCCATCCGCGAGAGCCGGCGCGGCCTGGTCCGGAAATTCCGCGCCCAGATCAAGCGCCAGTTCGTCAAGGGCGAGGAGTTCGAGGAGCTGGGCGTGGACATCGACCGCACCCTCACCGGCGCGGTCGAGGAGGACGCCCGCTACGTCATGCGCGTCTGCGAACTCTCCGACAAGGCGCTCGACGGCGAACCGTCCGCCCTCGAAAAAGAGCGCGCCCGCATCGAGGCGGTCATCGCCGAGCGCGAGGGCATGACCGACGAGCACGGCAACCCCCTCGCCGTCGGCGGCGACGACATGCAGCTCCGCCGCGCGCTGCGCCAGCTTGCGCTGCTCGACAAATACGGCGCGATGGTGGACATGATGCCCGGCGAGATCCTCGACCTGACCGGCGAGGCGCTCGCGTCGCTCGGCCGCGAAGCCCTCGACCTCGCCGCCCGATGGGAAGAATACGACCGCCTGGTCAAACGCATCAAAGACCCCATCGTCCGCTCGGTCTCGCGGAAACCGACCGACCCGAAAGCCGCAGACAGCACCCTCAACAAGGCCGCCGACAGCACCCTCAGCATGCTGCGCCAAAGGCTCGACTGGCTCACGCGCTACGAAGGCGACCCCTCTAAGCGCGAGGAGGCCCGCGCCGCCATCTCCGACCTCATGAACCTGCTGGCCGAAGGCCACACCGGCTACGTCACCGCCCGCGCCGACGACCGCGCCGCGCTCATGAAGGCGCTGGGCGAGATCTTCAAAAAGCCCGACGGCCGCCCTGACCGCCGCGCCATCCGCGCCTACCTGCGCCGCCTCGACGAGAAGATCCCGCGCGCGCTGGCCGGGCAGCTCACCCGGCAGGGCAACCAGGCGAGCATGACCTACGGCCAGATGCTGCACCTCCTGGCCTACCTCGACCAGTGGGCCAGCTACTCAGACAACATCATCCGCCACGACCGGCGCGGGCAGGCCGCGCTGATCCGCTCCTTCACCTACGAAGACCCCAAGACCGGCGAGGTGCGCCGCGCCCTCACCAGCGAGGACACCCAGCTCCTGGAGTGGCTGCGCCGCGCCCACTACGCGGGCAAGCGCGATGTGATCTCAAACGTCATGGTACGCTTGTGCGGGCGCGAGGTCGAATCCCCCGACCCGCTCTACCATCCCGTGCGCATGCTCCAGGAGCGCAGGGCGTCGCTCGCGGCCGCCGCGCGCGTCTCATCCTGGCAGCCGCTCGCGGGCGTCTTCAGCCGCCGCCGCAAGCACAGGCTCGACGTGGACGAAAGCGCGTCGATCCTCGACATGTTCGAGAACCGCTCGCACGAGACCGCCGTGCTCACCGCCTTCGGCGAGACCGGCCTGGTCATCCGCGAGGTGCTCACATCCCGCGCCTTTCAGGACGCGGTACGGCGCTTCCACGGCGAGAAAACCCTCTCCCGCATCCTGCGGCAGGTCGCGCAGTCCCTCGACGGCGGCCGCGCGCAGGGCGGCGGGCAGAGCGCCGCAGCATCGCTCGCGCAGAGAGTCTCGACCTACATGTATCTGGGGTTCAACCTGCACAGCGCCAGCAAGCAGACCGCGTCGCTCCCCGTCTTCGCCGCGCGCATGGGCTTCCGGAAACTCGGCTCGATCCTTTTCAGCCCCATCGACCGCGACGCGGTCCGCACACTCAGGGAGGCCGACCACCACCGCGCCCGCTACGGCACCGGCCCCGCCTCCGGCATGTCCGCCGCCGACCGCGAGGCCTACAGCGGCTACGACACCTCCCCCCTTCGGCGCTTCTTCGGCGACTGGGGTCTCGCCCCCACGCGCTGGGCCGACGAATTCGTCAGCCTCTGGGTCGGGCAGGGCGTCTACCGCGACTACCTCGCCCAATACCTCGACATGGGCATGAGCCGGGAAGACGCCGAACGCCGCGCGATATCCGAGACCTACAGCCTGATCGAAGAGACGCAGCAGAGCGGCCGGGCGGAAAACCTTCCGGAAATGTCGCGCGAGCATGGATTCCTCGGCCGGCTCATGGTACAGTTCGCGACCAGCCCCCTGCAGCAGATGCAATACGAGATCAAAGAGTTTGCCGAGTGGCGCGACCTCGTCAACAACGGCGGCCCCGAGGCCAGCATCCGCGAGGCGCGGAACAAATTCATGCGCGCCGCCTTCATCAACCACATCCTCGTCCCCGGCATGATGGCCGCGATCAGCAACGCATTCAAGCTGGCCACCGGCGACGAGCCCGACTGGGAGCGCGACGGCTTCCTCGGCGAGCTCATGATCGCCGCCATCATGGGACAGTTCGGGCGCATCTTCTTTGCGGGCGCGCTGACCGAGCAGACCCTGCGCGTGCTCTTCCTGCGCAAGCCGCCCTACATGGGGCAGCTCGTCCCCGCCGAAGGCATGATCCGCTTTGCGGGCAACCTGGCCTATCCCGTCCGCGACATCATCACATGGGACACGGAGCACTTCCGCGGCGACATCATGCGCCTGCTGAAATCGATCGCGCTGACCCGCGTCCCCGCCCGCATCTACGAGCGCGCCACCGAGGGAGAATAACCGTTGGCATTTCGTTGGCAAAAAACAGGTCAAAACCGACAAAAACAAACCAAAATGAACCTATTGCCCCCAGACCGTTCCCTCTCTATAAAAACCGCAAACCCCAATAAAACCGCTGTTTTACTGGGGTTTTTGAGTGGAGCCAGCAGACGGGATCGAACCGACGACCTCATGATTACAAAGATTTGCAAAGGGTTGCGAGGATCGTTGGCAAAGCGTTGTCAATCCGGCCGTGCTTTCGGGGGTGATCGCGAAGTATTTTGCCCCGTCTCCGGGATGCGCTAGGGCGCGGTAGTGGGCAAAAAATACCTGCACGCCTTTGTGCCCCAGCTCGCTGGCCACGAGCGCGGCGTCGCGGGTGAGTTCGTACGCGTACGTGGCGTAGCAGTGGCGGGCGCAGTCTGTCGGCCAGGCGTGTATGGCGAGCGCGGGGTCGTTTGCTTTTTCGGCGAGTCCCAGGGTCGCGGCGCGGACGCGGCGCAGGGCGTCGTAGAGGCGGCGGCGGGAGAGGGGCGCGACGGGTTTCTCCGGCGGCGGGGGGTGGGCGTCGAGCCAGGCGCGCAGGTTGGGCCGGATCTCGACGCTGCGGGTGTCGCGGGTCTTGGTGACGCTGCCGTCCAGCAGGATGTATTCGGCGCCGATGCGGCCGCCGCGCAGCCGCCCGAGTTCGTCCGGGCGGATGCCGGCGAAGAAGCCGAGGGCGAGGTAGGGGATGAGGTCGGGGCGGGCCGCGGCGGCGCAGGCGAGGAGGCCGGCGGTCTGGCGGGGGGTGATGATGCCGCGCGGGGGTTCGCTCACGATGGCCTTGGGGATGGACGCGGCGGGGTTGGCGGGGATGCGGCCGGTGGCGGCGCACCATGAGAGGAAGGCGCCGAGGTGGCGCAGGAGCCCGTTCCGGGCCTGGGGGGTGAGCCCGGCGAGCAGGGTCTCGATGTGGGCGCGGGTGAGTTCGGCGGCGGGGAGGTCGCCGGCGGAGCGGATGAGGCGCCGCGCGGCCTGCCGGTACAGGTCGAGGGTGGCGGGCCGGAGCCCGGTGGCCCGGCGCTCGGCGAGGAAGGCGGCGGCGCAGTCGCTGAGGGGGTCTGAGGGGATCGCGCCGCTGGCTTTTGTCCATGCGCGGGCGGCGTCGGCGAGGGTCACGCCCTCCGGGAGCAGGCTGAGGGCGTGGCGGGCGTCGATGAGCTGGGCGCGGGTGAGGGCGGGGAGGGCGGCGGCGGCGGATGCCTCGGTGGCGTCGATCCACGCGCGGGCGGCGGCCTCGTCGGGCATGCGGGCGCGGCGGCGGACGCCGCCGGAGCTGACGGAGCAGTCGTAGCCGCGCCCGTTGGGCGCGGGGGTGTAGCGCCCGGGGCCGTAGCGGACGGACTTGGGCTTGGCCTTCCTGCGGGGCTGCGGCCGCCGCGGGCCGGTGTAGTATGGGGTGCGCTCTTCGCTCATGGGGCGGGTGTCTCTTTCGGCGGGCGGCTCTCCAGCCAGTCTACCAGTTCGTTGACGGCCTTGACAGTCACGCGACGGGTGCAGTGCGGGTAAAGGTTGTTCGGCCACATCAGCGGGTGGAAAAAGTGCCCTAACAGGGGGATGAAGCCGAACGACGTGAACCGGTAGGAATCGGCAGAGGTTATTTTTTTCTCCATCCTTCCGGTCTTGGCGTCGAAGACGCGCAGGTCGAGGACGGTCATCTGCCGGACGTTCCACAGGAAGGTCAGTGAAAGGATGTCGACCGCCGCGTCCTTGTACCACAGCGTCCAATCCGTGCGCGGCCCGTAATACGTCCCCGAGACGATGTAGTCCGGGTACTGCGGGAGGGGGACGCCCATGTCCGCCAGGGCGTCCGCGGTCTCGCTGAGCATCGCGGACGTTTCGCGGCGCGAGAAGGTGACGCCCGAGAACGAAGAAGAGCCGGTCCCGTGGTAGTTCACCGCCCCGCCGCGCCCGTACGCCGTGCCTGAGAAAGAGTGCGAGGCCGCGCCGAAGTACGGGTTGGCGTCCACCGTCTCGCTCGTGAAGCCGACCAGTCCGACGGACGGGAGCGGCACCGCGGGCTGTTGCCTGAGCGCGGGCGCGGCGGTCTGCGAGACCGTGCATCCGGCGAGCAGCAGCGCGGCGAGGGCGGGGACGAGGGACTTCATCCGGAGGGTTCCTTTCGGCGGGGGTGTCATGGGGGGGGACGGGATGCTTTTGAAAACTTCTCTATCAGTGCCTCTAGTTTCAGTGAGTATTCGCGTTTGGTTATGAGTTTGTGCCTGCGCTTATATTCAATGTCTTCGAAGAGCAACAGGTCGCCGACAAGAGGCTCAATGGCACTGTACATGGCACTGCGATTGTGTGCCAGCGCCATGAGTTCGATCGAAAGCGAAAACAATTCTTGGAAAAAGGGGGTTAGGTTTTCCACGTAAGGGTTAATGTCGCGCTCATCGATAATTTTAACGCCGTCGCCTGTTTTAATTTTTTCGAGGCCGTCCGGATCAGTCCCAGTCAGTTTTACAAGAATGAGTCTAGAGATGATCTTGGTGAAACCCCAAAGCACAAGGTCTTCGTTTGGGGCGCCTCCCATCGTCTCGTTAGCCGTATAATCGCGGACGCGCTCTTTGTAACCTTTTTGGTCGAGCGAAATGTTGTGAGACGCGAACACGAAGAACGCCAGCGGGGACAGTTTCGGTGTAAGCCTTTTTTTCTTTGTGTTATAGGAGAAGAATGATTTAACCGCCGAGAGAGACGAGGCTATTTTTTGAGAGAACGACGCTTCTGGAACCAGCACGTATCCGCAGAGCGGGCACCGCTCGGCAGTATCCGATATATCGCGCTGGCATTCTGGACATTTGATGAGCATACGACAACTCCTGTATTGTAAACTGTTCAGCAGAACGCAACTGCTACGGCGAAGAAAACCAGTGCCAGAGCGCAACAGGAGTATGCCAACGGCTCGGCGATGTATTCCTCGAAGCGGTTGCGCTGCCTTCTTATTGGGGCGAACTTTTGAGTGTTGATCTGATCGGCAAGTGTCGGCTCCATTGATTTTGTGGCGCGAACCACAAAATACAAACGCCGCGCGCTTGAAAGAATGCCGACGCAGAGACATGCGAGCGCGACCTTCAAACATGCCTTGCTGCCCCTGGATTCGCTTATGGAAGTCAGGATTGGGGTTGTAATGGATATGGCCGTTGCCGCAATAGTTATCAGTAGTTTGTTGAAATCACATATTTTTTCTTCAAGGCGATTTTCGAAATCGGAAAACAGGCGGGCATCCTCATCGGATCGGAACACAACCGTGTTCGCGGCTGTCGACCGGTTGACGGCGACCGCGCTGTTGTCCGCCGTGATGTTCCCGGCGCTCGGGGGTTCGGTCATGGGCGGGATTCCTTTCGGGTGAGGTTCTCTATGATGGCGGTGAGGCGCGAAATGGTTTCCTGCTGAGAAGCGACGACTTCGAGTGCCTTTGCGTCGGACGCGCCGCCCCCGTTGTGGGCGGTCGAGTTGTGGATGGCCACCGCGCTGTTGTTCGCCGTGACGGTGTGAGACGAAAGGCCTAGTAGCCAGTCAGCGGAGACGCCGAACTCGCGGCAAATATTACCGATGGTTTCAAGGTTGGGCTCCTTTTGGTCTCTCTCGTAGAACCCCCACGATTGGCCGGACACACCGATTTTTCGGCCAATATCAGCTTGTGACGCGCTGTCACGCAGTGCCCTAAGTCTCTCTCCGAAACTTTTTTTCATTTTCTGCTCCTTTTGGTATTGACACCGCTCCTCTTAGTAGCAATAATGTCGCCGTTGAACCAAAACAGACCGTTTCAAGCCTATTGGATTTGGGCGCGGGCGGCAAGCAAAAGGAGAAGGAAATGAAGGATGAAGGCGGAATGGTGAAGGGTGAGGGGCTGCAGTCGGCAGTCGGCAGTGGGCAGTCGGCGGCGGACGCGAACGCGAACGGGCGCGACCTGCGGGACGCGGCGGCGGAAGAGGCGCGGGAGGCGGTGGCCGCGCTGCGGCGGCTCGTGAACGAGGAGCTGGCGCGGCTGGGCATGGACAGGAAGATGAAGGTGCATGTGAGCCTGGAGTTCGACGAGTTCGGCCATACGTTCTGGCGGGCGCGGTGGGTCTTCGGCAAAGCCGAGGAGGCGGTGGCGGAGGACACGCTTGAGGAGTGCCTGCTGAAACTCGCGGCGCGGGGGAATCGCGAGTACCTGCGCGCGGAGGCGGACCGTGTGCGCCGCCGGATCGGGGAGTTCCGCAGTCTGGCGAGGGACCTTGATGATTTGACGATCGAGGATGACAGGCGGGCGCGGGAGGCTCGGGAGCGGCTGGCGGAGGAAGAGGACGCGCGGATCGCGCGGGAGGGAGCGAGGGAATGAAGGATGAAGGAGGAGCGGTGAAGGTCGCGGCGGTTGAAATAACAGATGGCTGCGCGCGGCTGCGTGCGGATGACGCGCTGGAGGAGCTGGCCGGGTTCGTGGACGGGATGCTGCGGCGCTTCGGCCTGGACGGCAAGCTGGATATTGGCTTGCGCTTTTACGGGCGCCGCCCGGTTTGGCAGACGCAATGGTCTGCGGCGCACAGGCGGGTGGATGGCCATGATCTGGAAAGGTGCCTGTGCGCTCTCGCGGGCGGTTCTGGTGCGGCAGAACTTCGCGCCGAGGCGGAGGGGCTGCGGGCACGGGCGGCGCAACTTGAGTGTCTGGCGGATAAGGAGGAGGCGCGGCCGGCAAAGGAAGGGGGCGGGGATGGCGACGAGTGAACTCAGGACGAAGGACGCGGGGCCGCGGACGTACGCGGCGTACGGGCGGGTGTTCGGGGTGGAGCGGGCGGGGCGCTCGCGGATGTTCTGGGGCGTGGGGCGCGCGCCGGCAATGCAGACGATGTTCCTGGACAGGCTGGGGTGCCGCGCCACGCGCGGGGAGATGCAGGAGGCGCTGGACGCCTGGGCGGCGCGGCAGGGGCTGCGGCCGCTGGGAAGTTAGGATTTGGGATTTAGGAGTTGGGAGTTGTGAAGGATGCTGGACGTTTAACGCCGGACGCTGAACGCGCAAGTGAGAGGCGGGGGCGGGAGAAGGAGTGGCAGGCGCTGGCGGTGCTGGCGTGCGCGCTGGCGCTGGCCGGGGCCTGCTTCGCGCAGCTCTTGTGGCTGTGCGCGAAGGGCTGTGCGCGTGAACGCGCACCACAGGACCAGAACCGGGCGCTGGCGGAGAATATCAGGCGGGGCGTGTACCCGGCCGGGGACTGGGACAAGGAGGAGACATGGCGGTGATGACGGGAACGGAGGCGGCGAGGAAGCCGACGGTGAAGGGCGTCGAGGCGCTGCTGACGGTGAACGACCTGGCGCTCTTGATGCAGAAGCCGACGCGGTTCGTGCGCTCGCTGATCAAGAGCGGGGCGCTCAGGGGCATCAAGCTCGGCGGCAATTCGTGGCGCGTGACGCGCGCCGAATGGGACAGGTTCATCTCGAAGGGCGCGACGGGGCACCGCTTCGCGCGGCCGTCGGGCGGCGTCCGCCCGGGGATGTGGGGCGCGACCGGCGGCGGCGAGGAGCGGGCGGCCGCGGGCGAATACCCGCGCGGGACGGAGTGAGGGTATATGAAGAAGACGCCGGCCGTCCTGCATCTTGTATTGAAGCAGCCTTGGTTCGACCAGATCAGGACGGGCGCCAAGGACATCGAGTACCGCACCGCTACGCCCTACTGGAAGGCGCGGCTGGAGGGCAGAAGTTTCACCCACGCCTGTTTCTCGCACGGCTACACGAGGCACGGGCGGGTCGTGCGGCGCATCACGAAGATCGATAGGGGGCCGTGCCCCTATCCGGGCTGGCCCGGCGAGTGTTACAGGATTCACCTTGAACCGATGAAGGAAGGGATGAGGGAATGACAAAGACGAAGACGAGGGCGGCCTATGGCGGGCTGAAGATGAAGGTGGAGGATACCGGGCGTGAACGCCCGGCACAGGACCCGGCAGGGGCGGCGAAGGGACAGGCGGGCGCCGGGAGGCGCGCTCGGGGCTGTGACGCGCCGCAGCCGCCGCCGACGCAGGTGGTTTGGTGGCTGCGGGTTGATGAGATCGCGCCGTCGCCGTACCAGACGCGGGCGCATGAGGCGGACGGGGATCTCGATGGGCTGGCCGCGAGCATCAGGACATCGGGGGTCATCAATCCGCTGACGGTGCGGCGGCGTGACGGCGCGTCAGGGCGCCTGCCGTGGGAGCTGGTGGCCGGCCACCGGCGGCTGGCGGCGGCGAGGCTGGCGGGGCTCGCGGAGGTGCCGTGCCTGGTCACGGAGATGGACGACGCCCAGGCGCGGCTGGCGAACGTGATCGAGAACCTGCAGCGCAAGGACCTGGGCCCGCTGGAGCAGGCGGACGGGGTGGCGGCGCTGACGGAGTCGGGGAAGACCGCGCCGGAGATCGCGGAGATGCTCGGGGTGTCGGAGCGGTGGGTGTTCCGCCGGCGGAAGCTCTCGGCGCTGCTGCCGGAGTGGCGGGGGATCATCGCGGAGAAGGGCGCGGGGCAGGTGTTCTGCGAGAGGCTGGCCGCGCTGCCGCGCGCGGCGCAGAAGGCGCTCCTCAAGACGGACCTGAAGAAAAATCCGGATCACGCCTTTATCCCCTCATGTCTCTGGAGAGCGGGGGTGCGCGAGGTGGAGAAGATGCCGTGGGCGGCGGCGCGGCCGGAATGGTGCGCGGGGTGCGAGGACGCGGTGGACGGCGCGGAGATTGAAGACGGCCGCGGCTTTTTCGACGATGAGTTTTTGTGCGGCGACCCGGCGTGCCTGAAGCGGAAGGTTAAAAAGTGGGTGGACGAGTGCCGCGCGCAGGCGGCGCGGGAGCTGCCGCCGGACGCGCCGCCGCCCATAGACGTGGAGAGCGAATGGCATCTGCCCTACGATTCGAGATTAGACAAGCCGGATGTCAAAAAGGGAATCACGCAGGCCTACGTGGTCGCGGAGGGGCCGGAGGCGGGGAAGGTCCTGTGGGGCAGGCCCCCGGCGGCGGACGGGGCGGCGGACGGGGCGGCGGACGGGGCGGCGGACGAGGCGCCGGAGATCCCGGGGCGGCGCGAGGAACTGGCGCGGATCAGGGCGGTCCAGGAGCTGGCGCGGGAGAAGGCCGAGAGGAACGAGGGCGGCGTATCCCTGATGGCCGCGCTCGGGATGCATCTCGTCTACTGCTGGTTTTTCGAAGCCAGGACCAGGGACCGGCGCAAGCGGCTTGAAAAGGCCGAGGCGGAGATCAGCTGCCCGCAGGAGGCGACCGCCTTCCTGCTCGGGCTCGTCGCGGATGAATTACAGCCGTATATCGATGAGCACCACTATCTGTTCGGCGAGGAGCCGCCCGTCTCGAACTGGATAGGCGAGGCGGAATGGCTGCGGGAGACGTTCGGGATCACCGAGGAGGAGATCGCGGCGCGGATCGAAAAGGACGGGGCGGGCGCGGACGGCGGGAGCCGGACGCAGGGGCTCGGCGGACACGAGAATGATGACGGCCTGGACGAAGATGACGACCGGGATGAAGACGAAGACGAAGGGGGCGGGGATGAGTGAGAGGCAGTGCCGGTGCTTTTATCACGGGAGCGACCTGGACGGCCACTGCGCGGGCGCGGCGGGGTTCGAGCTGCCGCCGGCGAGGCATCCGCTGGAGGTGTTCGACAGGATCGGGGGCGGGATTCCGGACACGGGGGGGGCGGCGTGACGGGCAAGAAGGTTTTGCGGGTGTGCGGGACCTGCCGCCACGGCGGGCCGCACTGGCGCGTGCGGGGACTGGCTTCCCGGAGGACGTTCCTGCACTGCGGACATCCCGACGGCCGGGTGAGCGGGGCCGTGACGGAGGACCCCCGCGACACCGAGCGCGAGTGGTATCATAGGGCATGCGGGCATTGGGAGGCGGGCGGATGAGGATCGAGGATGTCCTGGCGCGGCTTGCGGCGGTGCGGCCGAACGGGGAGCGCTCGTGGATGGCGCGCTGCCCGGCGCACGACGACCGGAACCCGTCGCTCTCGGTGAGCGAGGGCGACGGCGGGCGCGTGCTCTTCAACTGCTTCGCGGGCTGCGCCGCAGAGGCCGTTGCGGCGGCACTGGGGCTGAAGATGGCGGATCTGATGGGGGACGGCGGAACGCCGAACTCTGAACACAGAACTCTGAACGCCGAACGCCGAACGCAGAACTCTGAACGCGGGACGCGGAAGGGCGGGAAAAAGGAGCGGCAGCCGTTCAGCCTGGCGGGGCTCAGGCCGGGCGGCATCTGGCGGCTGCGTGGGCGGCCCAAGGAGTTCGTCGAGCGATACGACTACCACACGGAGGACGGCTCGGTCCTGTTCACCAAGCTGCGCTTCAGGGACACGGAGACGCTGGCCAAGACGTTCATCCAGTTGACGCCCGCGCCGGACGGGTCGCCGCGCTGGCTGTTCGGCCGGGCATCGAACGGCGTGGACGAGGTGCTGTACCATCTGCCGGAGGTCGTCCGGGCCGCGAGCGCGGGCGGCGAAGTGTGGATCGCCGAGGGCGAGAAGGACGTGGACGCGCTGCGCAGGCTGGGGCTCGTCGCCACCTGCAACGCGGACGGCGCGGGGAAGTGGCGCGGCGAATTGGCCGACGCGCTCAAGGGTTGCGCGCGCGTCACGATCATCGCGGACAACGACCCGGGCGAGGCGGAGGCCAAGAGGCGCTCGCCGGGCACAAGGGAATGGTGGCAGGGGCAGCGGCACGCGACGGACATCGCGGACAGCCTGGAGGCGCGGGGGATACCGTGGCGGGCGTTCACGCTGCCGGACGCCGGGGGGTTCGCCTGCAAGGACGCGGCCGAATGGCTGGCCGCGACAGCGAAGGGCGATATCACGGACGAGAACGCGGCGGATCTGCGCGCGCGGATCGAGGCGGCCGCCGATGCCGCGCCGCCGTGGCCGGCCGACACCTTCCGCCGTCCCTCACGGGAGGAGCCTTCAGCCTCAACCGACAGCAAGCAAGACGGCGGGAATGCGGCGAAGACGCGCCGGACGGCACGCGCGGCGCGCGCGCAAAAAGAGGATGCCGCCGGAGGCATGCCGCTCTCCGCCGGGGGGCAGCCTCCCGCCGCCGGCGCCCCCCCCGCCCCCGACACGGAAGACGCGGGGAATGTGGGGGGCGGCGAAGATCCCGCGTCGGTCGCCTACCTGCGCGCGCGGCTGATCGCGGCCATGACCGACAAGGACATGTCCGGCCTGCAGAAAAAGCGCTCGATGTGCGCCGAGGTCTGCGCGTGGCTCGGGCGGCGCGGGCGGTTCTACTACGACCTGGCCGACCGCGGGCACGGCACGGCGATGTGGTTCGACGCGCGGGAGAAGCGCCTGCACCGCGTCTCGCAGGACTACTTCCGGAGCTGGCTTTCCTGGGCGACGGCGTTCAGCCGCGAGTTCCGCGACTACCGGATGTTCATCAGCGCGGTCGAGGACGAGGCGCTGATCGGCGAGGCGGCGACGGGGATCACGCCCCGGCGGTACTGGCACCGCGAGGGCGGCGCGATCTATCTCTCGTGCGGCGAGGGGCGCATGGCAAAAATCACGGCCGGGGGCGCGGCCATGGTGGACAACGGCACCGACGGCGTTGTTTTCGAGCAGGGGTATGCGCTCGATCCATGGGAGCTGCTGCCGGAAGGCGAGGCGCGCGACCCCTTCGCCGCGTGCCGCGTCTTCGCGGACATCTCGACGGTGGACGGGCGCGGGCTCATGCTGGTGCGCCTGTGGTTTTCGGGCATGTTCGGCTCGGTCGGCTGGAAGCCGCTCCTGGTCCTGACGGGCGACGTGGGGAGCGGCAAGACGCGCGTCGCCGTGGCCATGTTCCAATTGCTCGGCATCCCGCAGCGCGTGACGGCGATCGACGCGTTGGGGAACATCAAGGATTTCTGGACGTCGGTCGACAAGGGGGGCCTGTTCTGCCTGGACAACGCCGACCACTACGTGCCCTGGCTGCCGGACGCTCTGTCGGTTGTTTCCACGGGCGGCACATTTGAGAAAAAACGCCTCTATACGGATACCGAGACGATCACCCAGGAAGCCAGGTGCTGGGCGGTGGTCACCAGCGCGAACCCCTCTTTCGCGAGCGACGCGGGGCTCGGCGACCGGCTGATCACGGTCAACCTGCAGCGCGTCGAGCGGGACACGGCCGAGAGCGTGCTGACGCGCGAGATCGAGGAACGCCGCGACGCGGGGCTCTCGTGGCTCTGCCACGTCATGCGGCGGGCGCTGGCCGACGAGGAGCCGGTGCCGAAGCGGATGAACCGGCGGCACCCCGACTGGGCGGAATGGGCGTACAGGCTCGGGCGCGCGGCGGGCATGGCCGCCGAGGCCGAGCGCGCGATCCGCGAGAACGAGAGCTACAAGGCTTTGTTCGCGGTGTCGAACGACGCGCTCGGGCGCTTCCTCCTGCAGGGGCTCGGGCAGGGCTTCAAGGGCTCGGGAGCCGAGCTGGCCCAGCATTTAGAGCAGGCATGTGAGGGTTTCAGCGCCGAGACGTGGACGCCGGTCAAGATCGGCAAGGCGCTGTCGCGGATGAGCGTCGCGCTCAAAAGCCTGTGCAACTACGAACGCCTAAACCATTCGGGGAGCGCGGTTTACAGCTTCGACCCGCTGCCCGACCCGGCGGCCGCGGCGGAGGCTTCCGCCGGCCTGCCGACGCAGCCGATGTTGGGGGTTGTGGGGGATGTGGGGGGCAAACGCACAAAGTCGCCCGTAAACAGTAATAATCCCGAACTTTTACCTTCCCACCCCCACATCCCCCACATACCCCCACATAATGAGCGTGAGTGGGGGGAGATAGAAGCAGAACAGGACTCCGGGCCGGACGGCCCGGCGGAGGATGACGGATGGGACGTTTTGTAGATGATCTGATCCAGAGGTGTATCGATGCCGGCGTGGTCTTCAGGCCGCGCCACGGACAGCTCAGGCCGATGCTGACCAAGGGGCGTCCGCCGGATGCGCTGCTGGAGGACGTGAAGGCCAACCGCGAGCTGATCCTGAGGCGGCTGGCAGAGCTGATGGAATTCGACGGGCACACGAGCCACCCGCCGCTGCCGGAGGACGCGGCGGGTGCGCCGGACGCCGATCCGGCGCAAAAATGGAGGGAGAAGCATGAAACAGGGAAAACAGATAACAAATGATAGCGGCGGAGCGGTGCCGCTCAAAAACCGGCAGCAAGAGGCCTTCTGCGCACGGGCGACCGGCTACGACGGCGGCGATCCGTGCACAGCGACGGATGCATATCTCTTCGCCTATCCGCAGGCCAGGTCGCGCGACGCGGCGCGGGCGAACGCCGCGCGGCTGGCGGCGCGTCCCGACGTGTCGGCGCGGTGCGCGTGGATGCGCCAAGAGCTGGCCGCCAAGGGCGTCATGGATGCCCACGCGATCCGCGCGAAGGTGCTGAGGCTGCGGCTTGACGTGATCGACAAGACCGCGAACACGAAAAACAAGCACCTCGCGCTGGCGGCGGCGCGCGACCTCGACCGGCAGGGCTACACGCTGGTCGGGCCGGGGACTGGCGGGGGCGGCGTGGCGGGCTCGACGGACCGCGCGCTCGGCGCCGTGGCCGACAACCTGCGGAAGCTCCTGGAGGGGGACGGAACCGATGCCTGACGCCGCGTCACTCCACAGGCTCGACCGCGCCGCGACGCTGCGGCTGTACCGGCGCGTGATCGACGGGCAGAGCCTCGACGCGATGCGCTGGTTCTGCCTCAACGACCGCTATTTCCTGCTGACCTGCGTCCTCGGGCTGCACTACCTTAACAACGAATGGGGCTACGCGCGCTGCCGCGAGGTCGAGGCCGCGCCGGACGGCTACCTCGACCTGTGGAGCCGCGGCCACTACAAATCGACGATCATCACGCTCGGGGGGATCGTCCAGGAGGTGCTGCGCGATCCGGAGATCACGGTCTGCGTCCTCTCCTACAACTCG